GGATCAGTATTTTTTCCTGTAGTTGACCAATTATTTTGAATAGTAGTTTTATCTTGGTTTAATGTAGTGTGACCAAAACGGAGACTTTGACCAAATCTTCCCTCTAAAAGAGAATCTCCAGTAAAAGGTAATAAAGGATGAATGTTAGATTCTTCAATAAAATTATCTTGGGATGGATTTGGATAATTTTTATAATTTAAATTAATTTCAGTTGAACCGTCTTCAACTCTTCTAACATTTCCTTCCCCGCTTGAAACATAATCTTGTTGTTGTTGTAAAGAAGCTCCTGAAGAGATTGGGTTAGGATAAGCATCATGGTGTGGATGATTCCAAAGAGCTAAAGGGCTCATATAAAAATAAGATGAATTTGAAGAAAGTTCACCTTGCTGATTATTAGGGGAGTTTATGAGTAATACAATTTCATTAACTAAAGGATATGTTTTAAGTTGGGCATTATATGGTAAAGCAAAATTATTACCTGAAACTTTTCCAACTCCATTAACATTTTCATAAAATATAGCTCCTATTCCATTCCACTGTCCTACAACATCAAATTGGGGATGTTTATCATTTAAAACTATATCAGTTACCCTAACAAAAAGTATTTGAGATTTTAAATTATCTAATTGATTTTGTAAACTTAGGGTTGAAGAAACAGAAGTTGTTCCTCTAGTGGAGCCCGCTAAACCTGTTTTATAAGTAACACCCATTAATCTTTTGGATTAAATTTTTTAACCTCAGATAACAATTGTGCTTTTTCATCTTCGGTCATTCCAAATCCTTCATCTTCTGATTTACCAGTAGCTAAAGCACGTTGGATGATAGTAGCCATTTTAATTAGCTGCTCATCATTTTTAATCCCTAGTTCCATATATTCCTTGATTAAAGGAACAATTAAAGTAGCATCACCAATGTCATTAATAAGTGGTTTAAGTTCACCTATTAAAGCAGTAATTTGTTGTTCTTTTTTCTTTTGATTCTCATAAATTTCTTTTAAAATATCAGAGAATTTTTTCTTACCAAATACGTTTGATTCTAGATTGCTCATATGTATTGTTTTTTATAAATATAAGCAGTTACGAGAGTTGGAAATCTATGTATCCATGTTCCAAATAAAATAAATAGTTTTTTTTAAATATATCATATAAAATACCTGCTATTTTAGTAATTTTAGGAGTTTTAGCATCTGGGATCATTTCGTGGATATAAATATAAAGGGCTTTTTTATTGAATACGTCTATGCTATCTCGTTTTCTAAAGAGTTCTAAAATAGCATCTGCAATTTTTGCATCATATTCTTTGGGGAATATTTCAAATAAATTAAAACTTATAAATTCACTCCATTGATCCATAAAATAAGATAAACGATCATCCGAATTAGTGGATTCAAGTGTATATGAATAAGTATCGTCTTTTAATAATTCATCAGTTGATACTTTACTAATTTTACTTTTATAATTTTTTTCGTTGTATAATATACACCATCGTTTTACAATCGTACCAAAATATGAATATGCTTTAGCTCCATTATGGGGATTAAATAGATGAATTTTAGAAAGTAAAAATACGATTATTTCGTGTTGTAAATGCTCTAAATTTTCTACTTCAGTATGATAAAACTTAAACGTATGGATTATATTCTGGGTTAATTTAAAGAAAGCATAATGAATTTTTTCTTCATATATTTTGCTTCTTAAGACAGGATTAATCGTACTATTATATAACACGATTGCATCTTCAGTTTCCTGAGTAAAATAATTTTTACTAGCAGGTTTTTTAGCCATTTTAGCTGAACTTTCTAAGATTAAATTCATTGAGTATTTCTTGGATTTTTAAGATTGATTGAAATATCACCCCAACATCATCATCTTTTTCAAACACACCTCCTCGGTCTAATTCTTTCAATTTCTTATTAGAAATCTCAATTGTACGAGATAAACGATCTAGATAAGTTAAATATCCTGCTACAATATCTTCTTGTTTTTCATTTTTTCTTAGAAGATTAAAAGTCGTAAACCCTAGGATTACGACTAAAACTGTTAATACACAGCAAATAATTGTTAAAGCTATCATAAGTTATCTAACATGTTTTTTAAACCATCACTTTTGAATGAACCTAAAGCTTTGGTTTTGGTTGATGTCTTTTTAGACATGTTGGGTTTATTCCCCAATGTAAAATTTCCTTTTCCGGCATCCACGGATTTTTTACCTTCTTTTAATTTAGGTAACCATTCACGTTCAAATTCAATACGTGCTGCCATTAAATCTGCCTGGTGTAAAATATAAGGTAATGAAGTACGTGGTTTTTGTTCTGGCATATATGTAGCAAGATATTTTTTATTTGCCTCGTCATATAAACCATCATGTGTCTGAATAGCAACCATTTCATTAAATGTGTACTGGATACCATGAGATTGAAGTAAAAATAAACTTCTATCTGGGACTGAAGCGAATGGGACTTTAGTATTAAACATATAATCCTCTCCTAATTTATCTTTTCTCCATTGATCAGTCTGGGGGATATATGAATCTTCTACTTCATCTCCCATTTTACCTAAATCATGGTTTAGGGCTGAGAATATAAGTTCTTCAATTGTAAAAGTAGACATATCACATCCTTCATCTTCCCATAATTGAGCCTGTTTAAGTGCGCATCGAATAACGCGTAAAACATGTTCTACATATCCTCCTGGGAATGCATTATGGTATTCTTTTTTATGTGCAGCAGGCATTAACATCAAACGATCAGCATATTGCTCATAAAATTCTAAAAGTTTTTCTCTACGTGGAGAAGATATTTCATTAGATATAATAAGCATTAATTCATTCCAATTATCTTGGATTTGTTCGGCGGTAAGATTCATAACTTTTATTTATTTAATTAATTTTCACGTTCTATAATCGCTTGAGTATCTTCTTTAAGTTCAAGTATTTCTTGTAAAATTTGACGAGCAGTTTCTACATTTTGTTCGTTTAAAGCATTTCTCATTCGTTTTAATTTTCCTTCAATAGACTCCAAGCGTCTCAATACTAATTCTTTATTTTTCATTTTATTTTATTTGCTTATTTTTTATAATATTTATTTATTTCAATAATAATATTAAAATATAAATTAAAGATAATAACCTTTTTTTACGTAGTCAAGGATTCTTGAATATTTTTTTTAACTAAATCTTGAATCTTTTTTAAATGAGCACATTTTTCATATTCTTCTGTGCTTTCAAAATAATTCATAGAAAGTTTTATTGCAACCAAAAATTTTTCATGTGAATAGTGCTTTAAACTTTCCTTCCAAATTTTACTCCTAAACTTAAACCCCCCAATCCAGAAATAAGCTCTAGTAAACATCATAAATTCTCCAGCTTCATCAATTTTCATTATATCTAAAATAGGATCAGCTTTTGAGAAAAAATTTAAAATTTGTTTTTTAAAGGTAGTTCCATTCATAATTAACTTATAAAACATGCCTAACTTAAAATCAGGAGTTTCTTTATAAGCACTTAATTCTGCTTTCATATTTTTTATTTCCTTAGAATTTTTATTATCATCCTCAGGAAACCCAAATAATGCAAATATGCTATTCAACCCCATACCTCTATATGTATATACTATTCTAAATTAAAATCTACGTATAAAATCGTTAATTTCGAACATAAATATTTAATCAAATTGTTCTCCAATTTTTCTAACAACCTGTTTTGCTTCATCTAAAGAAACATAGAAAAACTCTCTTTCACCTCTTACGCGTTTTTGTTTTAACTGCTTGTGTACTTCCTTTTCAATACGCTCCCCATTAAAACAACTATACGAATATACAACATCAAATGGCATAGGAACACCGGTTGATTTACTTAATTGCACAGCACGTTCTTCGGGATCATGTTTTGTATAACCTATTTTTAACATTTCAGGCATTGAAGGATTAACCATTACATAAACGTATTGATCACCTTTTTTACCATCAACACTTTGTCTTAAACGTCCGGTATAATATTCGACAATATCCCATTCACCATCTTTTTTGATTGAAAAATATTTAGGAAGTGGAGCTAAAGGTGTTCTACAATATGGAACATAACTTTTAGCCTCTTCAAGTGTTAAACGTTCCATAATTAAAATCGAGCTTGAGCGTTTGCACCTTTATACCATGGAAGACCTTCTCTACTTTTTAGCATTTCTTTCCATTGTGCTTCTGTCATTTTGATTCCGTTAAGGTAATACTCTCGTTTTCGTTTATTTCCTTGGGGGATTAAAGCCGGGCCTTCCCAATTATGGAGTTTACCATCAAACATATACATGATTGTTCCGTCTGCAGTTCTAATTTTTCTACTTGGTTGGTACTTTGGGTTTTCCATTTTTTATCTGTTTAAATAAGCTGTTGTTAGAATTTCTCCAATTAAACATCCTGCTACGAATGCAAATCCAAATAATCCAGTAAAACCGAATGCTACGTACAATCCAACGATTGCTAAAATTTTAACTTCTTTGTTTTTTACTTGACTTAACATAACCTTTATTTTTATTTATTTATATTGTTAGTATACGAATAAAAAGTTAGGTAACCAAACATTTTTTAACTTATAGTTAAAGAATACATTCCAGTTCCTCTTAAACGATAATTTGTCCCAGTAACTATAACTGATGGGATAAAAGTAAAAGAAGAAATCCCTGGCTGTACCACAAGCCCAGCAACATAAGAAGAAGTTACTAGCCCCATAGATTGAGAAACTGAATATGTTCCAACAAAGTTTGGTAATGAAGAAGAGTCAAAAAAACCAACACTATTTGGGTTAGTTTCCATTACAAAATAAGAAGAGGCACTTGGGTTTGTAAAGGTAAAAAGTTTTAAACCTACAAGATTTTCACCAGCAGAACCTGTTCCATAAAGTTGTTCGTATGTGTAAGTTGCCATTTGCTATTTGTTGATAAATATACCAACAAAACTAATTGAGCCACAAATTATAAGTGCAATAGAACCAATTGTTAAATGAACTGGGAGCATGATTAGGTTTTTTATCATGTTTATAAATATTAGTTATTTTGTTAATTTGCTTATTTTTTATTTTTTTAGGAGTCTAAATTTTGTCATGTCTTGTAATATACATATATATTTTGTCGATGCCAAAGATTTTTATAAAAAGAAGGATTTGATATTTACTGTCTTTTATAAAAATATGTCATTTGGAAAATTAAATTGCATTTGGGGGTATAAATTATTTAACCAATAGGTTAAATATATAAGGATATAATTGGTCGATTGGTTTAAGGGTTAAAAAGTAGGCTTTTACTCTAAGTCCACGTCCTTCACCACCCCGCCATATATTGACCCCAACGCACGTGGTACCCAGGTAGTATTACCATATACATACCATATATATACCACCGTACGGCCCCAGGATTACCAGGGTCTAAGGGTCTAAGGGTCTTAGGTCTCGGGTCTCCAGGGTCTCAGGTCTCCACGGTCTCATGTCTTCACGATTCTGGGTCTCCAGGGTCTCCAGGGTCACTGGGTTACCAGGGTCTCAGGTCTTATGTCTCCATGGTTTCAGGTCTCCATGGTTACCAGGGTCAATAGGGTTAACCAGATTATCTTACCCCATATTATCTACCACATTTGGGTCTCCAGGGTCTAGGGTCTTAGACCTTATGTCTCGGGTCTCCAGGTTACCAGGGTTACCCAGTTACCAGGTTACCCAGTTACCTAGGGTCTCAAATCTTAGGTCTCGGGTCTCAGACCTCGGGTCTCCAGGTTACCCAGGTTACCCAGTTACCCAGTTACCCAGGGTCTCGGGTCTATGGTCTTGGGTCTACCAGATTACCACACCTTGATCTATGGTGCTGGCTCGCTTACGCGCCTCCGGGTTAAATTGGATGTCACATTGGTTTAGAATCCCATATACCAGCTCCCACTTAATCCGGGTGTCATGGTACAGTTGGCTTGACTCACCGAACATGTTGAGCGCTTTGGTCATGTGAGCATGAGCCATAGCTTCATTGGCTTGGAGTTTGGATACTATATCTTTTTTAGTCATATGGTCTGTATTTTAGACCCCGAAAGCCCGGATCAACCGGGCTCACAGGGCGTATAATTAAAAGATAAAATTTTAATCATTTAAAATCATTTCCATTTGATATTGGGTAAATACCTTACCTTCACTTTCAAATCGTATAAGGTTAGGGTGACCAGGGATTTTACCTACCATCTCATCAACCAGTGTTTTGGCTGCTCTACTAAACTCCATGATTTGGGTGTTATCTAACCAATTAGGGATATTTAACGTTAAATAAGTATTATCTTCTTGGTAACTTTTGATTTTAACTACTAAATTTTTCATAACTTTATCTTTTTTATTTATACACTCAATATACGAACCAGGTGTCTGGTCTCCATGTCCCAGACCCCAAAAGCCCGATTACTCGGGCTCATAGGTCGTATAATTAAAAAGATAACTTATCCGGCTATCTCATCACCGTTCACTTGAGCTGGTCGTCCGCGCTTAACGGCTCCACCATTTGCTTCAGCCTTAGCCTTCAACTCAGCTAATCGTAACTGCCTAGCACTATTTGGGTTCACAGGTCTACCTTTACCTAAACCATTAGCCTTATTCTCAGCTTGTTTCTTCAATCGAGCCTGTCGTTCACTTGACTCATTAACTGGACGTCCACGTTTCAACTCACCATTACTACGTTTTGCTTCTAACTCAGCTAAACGGATTTGACGTGCTGAATTTGGATTAACTGGACGACCTAATTGCTTTACTTCTTCAACTTTTTTCATAACTTTATTTTTCTTTTTATTTATATTATCAATATACGAATTATCTATCTATTTACTTATTCCTATTAACTCATTACTTCAAAAGAACATTCAGTTCCATAAACAAAACAATTATAAATAATCAAACTTATAAATCCAATTACAAATCCAATCACTAAAATTTCAACCAAATTACTTTTTACTAAATTACTTTTTATTAAACTTAAAACTTTCATAACTTTATTTTTTTCTTTTTATTTATACACTCAATATACGAACTATTATTTACTTACTTTATTCCCTGATTTACTTATTAATTTCATAATTAATATAACATTCAATAACAAACTCAAATAAACAATTTTACCTACTAACATCTTTTTATCTTTTTAATTATACATTCAATATACAAAATTTAATTTAATTAATTTAGTCCTTCAATATAATCTAAAATTTTCTGTTTATCATTATTACTTACTCTACACCCATCCACCCAAATAAAATAACCAATTTTTTCATCAAATAAAACTAAAACACCTTTATAAACAAACAAACCAACATCCATACTTTTTACCTTTTTAATTATACACTCAATATACGAAATATATTTCAATAACGTTAGTCCCGTTCAAATAATATACTGAATAAATCCTCCATCCATATTTCATTTTCACTTTCAACAAAATATATACCCATTCCCCTATAACTGTATACTAAATCGTCATTATATGTTTTATTATATTCATTAATTTTTTTCAAAAATTCAACAATATCATTGTCCAATTCATCAACATTAAATTCAATAACTTCAAAATCATTATACAATACATTAAAATGTTTCATCAACAATTTATTCAATTTAGTGTTTTGGAATCGTTTTACTTCATT